AGATTTTTTATAAGCGCCCCGCGCCTTATTTAACTAAGAATTAACATTCGTCTAAGTTATCAAGCCTTCACAAAGCCTCTGCTCTAATTATTCACCACAACGTCTCACCATGCCTTACAACGCTGTCCGCAATTATCTTGCTGAACGTATGATCCGCACAAAAAGAGAATGGCAACTTTACCAATCCTCTAACCGTGATCCTGAATCGACTCTTGAACATTATCAAGATTCTGACTACTTACGTTATTACCAGAATGCCCGTTTTAACCTTAACCAAGAAGAACGATTCCGCGCCTTAAACAAAGAATACTCTACACTAGTTGAAGCATTTAGAACTGACAACCTACGAAAGCACCAACCTTATGAGCTTCACCAGCCCATTCCTCCTGATGCTGCCCCTATTCCTGACAAACGTCAGCCTGCCCCTGGAATTAAATTAGTCCCACTCATGTACCACTATGGACATGTTGTTCATGATACCCCTTCTACTACTGATGATCATACATCAAATGATGATTCTCAATCAGCACCATCCAGACTGTTAAAAACTACTGAATTTGGTTACTCCATTGACAAACAAATCTATGATCTCGTTTGCCGTAGATATCCTACTTATTTATCAGTTATTAACTTGTACTGTCGACCCCTCGGTACTGTAGATGCTACATTCTCTGACTTTAACAAAGAACAGATACCATCTAATCCGATTGATCCTGATAGGAAAGAACATGTTCTGAAACACATTTTTAAGTTTCTGGACGCCACCCCTTACTTACCTGTCCACTTTGTTGACACTCAATTCTGCAAGACTCCTCTTGTTACTGGAACTGGCTACCATAACCGCTATTCTTTCAAACAGAAAGCACATGCAAAGTATTCTCACCCTGAGGAATATGCCACATACCCTTCCTCTAAAGGCTACTTCTACAATGCTACTTATGAGAATGCCCGCACTTTGGTTCACTACATCAAACAAAATGGTCTACCATTTGAATTTGATTTTAATCTCTCTGAAGAATCCCTGACCGACGAACAAATTGATTTATTCGTCAACAGATCCAATGCCTTTTTCAATGATTACCCGACGTTACTATTCACTCGTAATCACATTTCGAAGCGTACTGGACCACTAAAAGTCCGCCCTGTTTACGCTGTTGATGATATTTTTATCATTATTGAACTGATGTTGACCTTCCCTCTCACTGTTCAAGCTCGAAAACCCTCATGCTGTATTATGTACGGCTTCGAAACCATTCGTGGCTCTAACCGATACATTGACAGACTTGCCCGTTCGTATTCGACCTTCTTTTCATTAGACTGGTCAAGTTATGATCAACGACTGCCCCGTGTAATTACTGACATTTATTACACTGACTTCCTTCGAAGCCTGATCGTTATTAACCATGGATACCAACCCACGTATGAATACTCCTCTTACCCTGACCTTGATGAACATAAGCTCTATGATAGAATGAATAATCTTCTTTTCTTTCTTCATACATGGTATAACAATATGACCTTCCTTCTCCCGGATGGTTTTGCATACCGCAGATCTTACTGTGGAGTCCCTTCTGGCCTCTACAATACTCAATACCTTGATTCTTTTGGCAATCTATTTTTAATAATTGATGCCATGATTGAATTCGGTTTCACTGACTCTGAAATCGATGGATTTGTCCTCCTAATTTTAGGTGATGACAACACTGGTATGACACAGATGCACATTCATCGCATCTCCCAATTCATCAACTTTCTTGAAAAATATGCTTTAGAACGCTATAACATGGTCCTCTCTGCGACCAAATCTGTTCTAACAACTCTGCGCTCAAAAATTGAGACCCTCGGTTACCAATGTAACTATGGATCCCCTAAACGCGACATTGATAAACTTGTTGCCCAACTCTGTTTCCCTGAAAATGGACTCAAGCCACACACCATGTCTGCTAGAGCTGTCGGAATCGCATATGCCGCTGCCGGCCAAGATTACGTATTTCACTCCTTTTGCCAGGATGTATATAATATGTTTAGGTCTTATTATAAACCCGATGCTCGTGCAAATCTATTCTTCCAACGTCAAGTACTCCAAAATCTTGAAGATGGAATCCCTGATTTAGCCACACCGGTTGTGCCGCCATTCCCTTCATTATTCGAAGTCCGCGAGATGTACTCTGAATACAAAGGACCTCTCTCTTTTGAACCTAAATGGAACAAAGCTCACTTCATAAATGACCCGAATGACATCCCTCCTTTCTCCAAAACTATGCGAGACTATGAAAAGGAACATAATCTTCCTGTTCGAGTTTCACCTACTTTTGAAACGGTCGTGCCTAGCACAAAAAATTTGCCGTAATTTTTTATCTTCGTTTTTAAATTTTCGTTGATTTTGCAAATTTATAT